AGATGCAAGCGAATTAAAAAATGTTCAATCAGATTTTAAAAACTTTGTTGATAAATTTACCAACTCAGAAGGAATGATGATTGACGCAAAAGGATACCATAAAGCTTTATCGGCTGCTATGAATCCTGAAAAGTTTGCAAAATTTTTCTACGACCAAGGTGTAGCTAACACTGTAGATAATGTTGCTAAAAAGTCTAAAAACATTGATATGCAAGTAAGACCAACAGCACCAAGCTATAGTAAAGATGGCTTAAAAATCAGGGCAGTAGGAGACACAAGTAGCGGAAGAGGACTCAAAATAAGAAGTATTAAAAAAGTTTAACTAATAAAAAAAAATAAAAATTATGGCAGTACAAGCAGCTCCAGGTTTTGATTTGCAGCCTTCCGCTCAGAAACAAGCACTGGAAACAAACTACATAACAAACTTTAATTTCTTGAATCAGTATCTTCCTGATACTTATGAAAAGGAATTTGAGCGTTATGGAAATAGAACAATAGCATCCTTCCTTAGAATGGTAGGAGCAGAAATGCCGACTAATTCAGATATGATTAAGTGGGCAGAACAAGGTAGATTACACATTAAATACACTAACTGTACTCTTGCAGGTGGTGGGCCAGGTGTAGCTACTTCAGCAAATGTAACAATTAATGACGCTTTTGATCCTGCATTAGTAACAGGAGCAACTACCCCAGCTTTAAGAGTAGGCCAAACAGTTATGTTATCAGATAACGTAGCAGGTTCTACATTAAGCAACAAAGGAGTTGTTTCAGCAATTAATGTTGGGGCAAACCCATTAGTAGTTACAATATCATTTTACGAAGCTACACAGTTAGTACCTAACGCTGGTGTAGGATGTACAATGTTTATATACGGATCTGAATTTAAAAAAGGAGACGCTGGAATGGCTGGTTCTTTAGAAGCAGATGACAAAATCTTTTCAAATAAGCCTATTATCTTAAAAGATACTTACGAGGTAAGTGGATCTGATATGGCGCAAATTGGATGGATTGAAATCACTTCTGAAAACGGAGCATCTGGATACCTTTGGTATTTAAAATCAGAACACGAAACAAGATTAAGATTTGAAGATTACTTGGAAACATCAATGATTGAAGCAGTTCCTGCGGCTAACGGTTCAGGCGCAGAAACATTCTTAACTACTGCTGCTGTACCAGGAGCAGGTGAGGTTAATGCAGGTTCAGAAGGTATTTTCTACGTTGTAAACGATAGAGGAAATGTGTGGGGTGGTGGAAACCCAACTACACTTGCTGGATTTGATTCTGTAATTCAAAGACTTGATAAGCAAGGAGCAATCGAAGAGAATGTAATCTTTGTAAACAGACAGTTTTCATTTGATATTGACGATATGTTAGCGGCACAAAACTCTTACGGAGCAGGTGGAACTTCATATGGTCTTTTTGACAATGATGCAGATATGGCTTTAAATCTTGGATTTACAGGATTTAGAAGAGGTTATGACTTTTACAAGTCAGACTGGAAGTATCTTAATGATCCTACTATGAGAGGTGGTTTATCAGCTGGAGCTGTAAATGGACTTTTAGTCCCTGCAGGTTCAACTTCTGTATATGACCAAATCTTAGGTAAGAACGCTAAGAGACCATTCTTACATGTAAGATATAGAGCATCTGAAACTGAAGATAGAAGATATAAAACTTGGATTACTGGTTCTGCTGGTGGTGCAAGAAATTCTGACATCGACAAGATGCAAGTTAATTTCTTATCTGAAAGAGCGGTTTGTACTTTAGGTGCAAACAACTTCTTCTTATTCCAACAATAAGAATAAATCACTGATATAAGGGGGAGAGTTTTCTCCCCCCTTATATTTTTTTAAATCAAATTAAATTTTACTAAAATGAAAAAAGAAAAATACATTACCAAAACATATAGATTATTAAATGGCAAAAAGCCACTATCATATATGTTAGCCTCAAGGCACTCAAGAAGATCTCCTCTATTATGGTTCGATGAAGAATCAGGACAAAACAAACCTTTACGTTATGCTCGTAATCAAAAGTCACCTTTTGAAGATGAACAAGATGGAAACGCTATTTTAGAGCCAGTAGTTTTTGAAGACGGCTTACTTGTTGTTCAAAAACAAAATCAAGTACTACAACAGTTTTTACATTATCATCCTCAAAAAGGACAGGTGTATGAAGAGATTAATAAAGAATATGACGCTGCACAAGAATTAGAAAAAGTAGAACAAGAGTTAGATGCTCAAATTCAAGCAAAACAACTTTCTACAGAAAAACTGGTTATGGTGTGTAGAGTTTTAATGGGAAGCGCAGTTGACAGAATGACTATCCCAGAACTTAAAAGAGATATTTTGGTGTACGCCAAAAATGATCCGTATGATTTTATGAGTATAATAAATGATCCTATGCTGGATTTACAAGATACTGTTTATCAGTTTTTTGATGTACAGCTTTTAAGTTTAAGAAACCAGAACAAAGATGTTTATTTTAATTTACCTAAAAATAAAAAGAAACTTTTAACTGTTCCTTATGGTGAAGATTATGCTTACATAGTAGCTTCTTATATGCAGTCTGATGAAGGTCTTGAGACTTTTAAGATGTTAAAAAACTACTTAAATAAAAAGCAAAAATAACATTATCTTTGTATTGAGAATATTCTCGCAAAACCCTTAATGTTATTATTTATTATGGAAAAATTTTTAAAAATTCCAGTTACAAACGAACAAAAACAACTTGTTTCTGTACTGGATGTAAAATTAGTAGAGCAAGCTTCTACAACGGAAGTTACATTAGCTTATGGCTCTGGTAAAGTTATCACACTCACACACGCAGCAATAGCGGCAAGTAGTGAAGCAATGAGAGACGCAGTACAAGATGCTATGGTAGCAGCCCTTGCGACAGGCTGGACTGACGTATTCTATGACTATGTTCCTGCTTCAGCAGTGAGCGGTATAGCTATAGCGTAATGTATAGTTCAATGCAAAAATTCGTAGAGGTAGATGTTCAAGATGTCGCATTATCAGGACAATCTACATCAGATGAATCAGGTAATAATAAAGTTACTGACTCTGGTGCGTTTGCTTCAGGAGTCGCTGTAGGAGACATCTTACACGACACAACTGATGATAGAATGTATTTGGTAGCAGCTTTAGACAGTGTAAATACTTTATCTTTAACTCCTATTGGGGCAACTCAAGGTAATGGTGTTGGTAATGGTAAAGATTTTATTATCTATTCAGCTACAGCTTCTTCTAAACAATTAATTTCTTCTTCGGGAGTTGTAATTGTAGAGAACGCTGCTGCAGATCCAATAAACAGTGAAGTTAATGTTCAATACTGTGGTAAAGACGGTATTGCTGTTAAGATAACTCATGAAGCAGTCGCAGCAGGTAGCGAAGCTATGAGAGACGCTTTTCAAGATGCAATTGAAGCTTCTTTAATTCAAGCGTGGCCGTTAGTAAAATACGAGTGGGAATTACCACCAAGTAAAATACTTACGATTAACAAAATTCCGTAAAGCGTTATTTAATCTGAACTAACCAAATTAGAAGAGGTCTTAAAAAAATAAGGCCTCTTTTTTTTTCTTATCTTTGTACAAATAATTTCCTTATGATAGATGATGTAAGAAATACAGTGTTAGCTATAGCTAATAAAAATAACTACGGATACATAAGTCCACAAGACTTTAATCTATATTGTCAGCAAGCTCAAATGGATTTGTTTGAAGATTATTTTTATCAATACAATAGCTGGATTACCAAACAAAATCAAAGAGTTTCTGGAAGTGGCTATGCGGATATATTAAAAAATTTAGAAGAAGTTATTGATTTCTTTTCGCAAGAAGTTTTTTTAACTCAAGTTGGTGTGGCTAACACATATTCATTACCTACAGACTACTACCTTATAAATAAATTATTTTATTATCCTAACTCATTAGCTACAGGAACAAACACATTTGTGGCTGCATTTAAATTAACAGACAACGCAGCGTCTTTTTCTAATCTCACGAATCCTGCAACACCACCGATTGGTAGTATTATAGTAAACACTACTACAGGTCAGCAATGTTATGTGACTGCCGTGGATAACGCTACAACACTTTCTATTAGTGCTAACATTATGAATTTAAATGATGCTTATATTATTTACTCAAATACTAATATAGCTGAGGTTGAAAGAGTAAGTCAGAACAAATTATTTTATTTAACAAGCTCACCACTAACTTCGCCTACCGCACAATTTCCAGCTTATGTTTTAGATGGTAATACGGTAACAATTTATCCGTCTACTATATATGGTTCAACAAGTATTAAATCACAATATATACGGTATCCTAAACCACCGAAATGGACTTATAGTATAGTATCGGCATCAGAAGGCACTCCTGTGTTTAACGATACCCAGGCTGATTATCAGGATTTTGAATTACCTCTATCTGATGAGCCAACCTTAGTTGCAAAAATTTGTCAATATGTAGGAATTGAAATTAGAGAAGAAGATGTTTATACATTTGGAACAGCACAAGTAACACAAGAAAACACAGAAGAATCTTAATATGGCTTATATAACAGACTATCAATATTACGAAAACGGAGGAGTAAATCCAGAAAATGAAAACTGGGGGTCGTACCAATACGTTACCCTGAATGAAATAGTTAGTAATTTTATGCTTATATACCAAGGAAACAATGAGTTATTAAACAACATAAATCGTTATCAAGTTTTGTTTTATGCCAAGCGAGGCATACAGGAGCTGAACTACGATGCGATGAAAGAAATAAAAATATTAGAACTTGAGGTGGGTGAAGACTTAAGATTTATAATGCCTCAAGATTATGTTAACTGGGTTAGAATATCCTTATATCAAGGAGGAGTTCTATATCCATTAACTGAAAACATACAGACAAATTGGGCAGGCGCATATTTACAAGACAACAACGCAAGAATACTTTTTGATCAGGACGGAAATGTTTTGAAGCCAGAGTATTCTTCAGTCACCTATGATAGAATAGAAGGTAAGAAAAAAACAATTTATTTAAATTCCAACAGTCCTTATCACAACTCATTAGGTTATTTTATTGATGGTGGTTGGTATTTTGATTATGCAATAGGATCAAGATTTGGTTTAAATACAGAAACAGCCAATGCTAATCCAACATTTAGTATAAACAAACAAGCGGGTGTTATTAATTTTGACTCCTCTATGTCTGGAAGAATGGCTGTATTAGAATATGTTTCTGATGGAATGGAAAATGGAGATGACGCTAACATAAGCGTCAATAAGCTGTTTGAAGATTATTTATACGCATTTATCAAATATTCATTATTGAATGGCAGATTAGGAGTTCAAGAGTATGTAGTTAATAGAGCAAGAAAAGACAAATCTTCTTTATTAAGAAACGCTAAAATCAGATTGAGTAATATACATCCTGGTAGACTTTTAATGAACTTAAGAGGCCAAGATAAATGGATAAAGTGATATGGATATAAAAAGTATTTCAACTTTTATAAAAGGTAGAATGAATAAGTCTGTGGATGAAAGGGTTCTTCCACCAGGCGAATATGTAGATGCTTTAAATGTAAGAGTAGGTGCTACTGAAACTACTGAAATAGGTGCGTTAGAAAATTCAAGAGGTAATGAACTACTAACAGGTCTTCAGTTTAGAAACGTAGCCTTATCAGCTAATGCCAGATGTATTGGCGCTATTGCGGATGGACAAGAAGAAAACATATACTGGTTTGTACATGATCCAACTCATCCTCAAGCCCCCAACCCTCCAAACAAAGTTGACTTAATTGTTTCCTATAATACCACAACAGAAATTACACGGTATCATGTTGAGAGTACAAGTGTGTTAAATTTCAATCCTTCGTATTTAATAACAGGCGTTGATTTGATTGACGACTTATTGTTTTTCACAGATGACTTAAACCCTCCTCGTAAAATTAATGTAAACTTTGATTATCCAGGCGTAGATGCTAACGGTGTTGATCAAATAATTGAAGAGGACTTAAGCGTAATAGTTAAGCCGCCAGGGTTTCAAGACGCAGCATTGGTTGCAGTTCCTGATTCAGAAACCTTAACATCTCCAAATGTTCAATTAATTTTAATATCCAATCAAGAAAATTATTTAGAAAACAAGTTTGTTTCTTTTGCTTACAGGTATAGGTATTTAAATTCTGAATACAGCGCCACTTCTTTATTTACTTTACCAGCTTTTCAGCCTGGAAGGTTTAAATTTAGTTATGAAAATTACAACAACGAGTCTATGCAAAATAGATTTAACGGGGCAGAAGTTACTTTTAACACAGGTTCAGAAAGAGTTATAGAAGTTGATGTTTTGTATAAATTTTCTAATAGCACAACAATATTTAAAATAGACTCATATAATAAACAGCAATTAGGTTGGGGAGATAATCAAGACAGAACTATAGAATTTTCAAACAGTAAAATATACACTGTTCTTAGTAGTGATGAAATATTAAGGCTGTACGATAATGTCCCTCGATTAGCTAAAGCTCAAACCATAATGGCTAATCGTTTAATTTATGGTAACTATATTGACGGCTACAACATAACAGCCTTATCAGCTGATGGTGCAAAAATTACACCTAACTATACAGTCCAACAACTATCAGAAGAAATAGGTTTGTTTTCAATTCCTTATCCAACTTTATTAAGCACAACCTATACTATAAATCCCTCAGCTGCTTATCAAGCCTTGCAATCGACAGCAGTTTTTGATTTAGATAGTATTAAGACTAAACTAAAAAAAGGTTCTCAGTTAATTATAGCTTTAGAACTAACTTCAGTACATACTGCCGCACGATCTATAAACAACTCTACATTAGCTATTGAGCCTTGTACTGCAACAAATTTACCAACCCCCGAATGTCAAGGCTGGTCTTCTACTGTAACAAGTGGTGTAGTAAATATTGATTGTTTTGTTGATATAAGTCAAGATTATTCAGGTAGTTCAGCGGTTTATGATTTTTTATTATCTGATGATTTTCAAAACGCAATAGGAACTATAGAGGGTGTAAACTTTCAGCCTATGGCTACAGCGTCTGCGGGATATTCTTTAACTGATAGTTTCAACACTAACGTATTAACTCAAGGAGGTTTTACTAAAGTAATTAGCTCAATAACCAGCTCTACCAACATGCAAGGTTTCGGCCTATTTGTTACAGGCCCTAACGCTACAACTTTTACTCTTACCTCTTTAGCAATGGAATCGCAAAACAATC